TAGCTATTTGCCTTGTCCCTTGTATATAAGGAACTCCCTCTTTATTAGTCTCTATCATAGGCTTTCTAGGAGAGTAAATATCTCGGCTATATAGGTTATACTTCCCACCATAATCTGCCCTACCAGTATAAGGGTCTATACCACCTGGGATACTCTTATTGCCTAAGAGGATAACATCTCCATACTTAGTCCCAGAATTGACATTTGGATTGACTACTTGGAGACTAGGGTTAGGGATAGCATATTCATTAGAGGTCTTTTCGGCTAGGTCTAAAATCTCCTCTAGCTTTTCAGTCCCTACACCGTGATACATCAGTAGAGGGTTTTCAACTTCTTCCCCAGTCAAGAGCTTACCTAAAAAGCTATTCTGGCCACTTCTAGCACTTTTACCTATATCACCACCATAATAAGCCATTATCTCTCTGGTCTTGTCTGGTCCATAGTCCTCTACTAGCTTATTATAGATAGCAGACTTCGGGTCGCTTTTCAGAGCCTCCTTAGGTAGTATATTGCCAGTATATTTATAACCACTATCAGTAGTCATACCTTTAGGGACATCATATAATTTTTCCCTCACACCATCAAAATTACCGAATAAGGAGTTAGCAGGGACATTTATTGTTTCTCCATTAGCTAGAGTTAATGGAACATCATTTATAAGCTGTCTAGTATTACCAAAATCCATATCGGATATTGCCGATATATCTCTCGGTCCCATAGCCATCTTAAACTCATTTATAGTATTTATTGGAGAGTTAGTTTTAGCAATCTCTTCCAGTAGCCCAGCGGCATACTCATCAGCCCCATATATATTAGGGATACTATTTATAAGCTCCTCATTGGCTGGGTCAGAAGTATAGTAATTAAGCACCTTATTTCTTAAATCACTAAGCACATCTTCAGCATTCCTGAGCTGGTTATTAGGATAAAGTTCTCCAGTTCTAGGGCTACCTCCTACTTCCATCTTAGGATTGGCTAGAAAAGAGTTCTCTGGCCTCTTAAAGAACCTATCAAAGCTGTCCCTTGATATTCCTAATCTTCTAGTTCCTTTACCAGTATCCACATTGTCAAACTTAGCATATCCAGATAAGACTGCTCCGCCATCATTTTTAAGAGTGCTTATCATATCATTACCATCAACTCCAAAGTCTGTTCTATAGAGCTTTGGGAAGGCATCTACTAAGGCTTGTGCCTCACTAGCAGGGGAATTAAAGACTTTGTTTCTCAGCCCAGATAAAATCTGTTTCCCAAACCCTTTAGAGGCTAGGTCTATTGAGCCCTTAGTAACCACATCAGTAATGGCATTCCTCAAAACATCAGTAGAGGCTTTTTGGAGAGCTTTAGTTCCCCCTTTAGACAAAGCTTGTTCTCCTACCTTAATAAGAGCATTTTCTATTCCCATCTTATCCTCCTATTGAGCCCCAGCACCCTGTAAGATTTGAATAAGTTGCTGGTATTTATATTTCGCCGCCTCTTCACTATCAGTAGTCTTAGGCAGAAGTTCCAAAGCCCTCTTCTGGTCGCCTTCAGACAAAGCACCAGTATCACCAAGAGCTTTAATTATCGTGCCTAGCGAACCACTAGCACCACTATCATAAGCAGACACAGCAGGATTATAGCCACCACCAGTAAGAGTATTCATAAACTGAGTAAATCTGCCACCAATCGGACCTTGAGCTTGGTAGTTACCCATCAGACCACTCAGGACATTCAACGCAGCTCTCTGCTTAGATGCTATCCCACTACTACTAGAGGAGCTTTCTTTGGCATCTTGGTATCTCTCTATCTTATCATCAAGCATTCCCATCATATTAGCAATCAGTTTCGCAGCATCACTATCGCCAGCCATCAGTGCAGCAGTATATCCACTTTCAAGCTGGTCGTAGGTATATCCACCTATAGTCAGAGTTTGGTAAGGGTCAATCTCAGGCTCAGTATCAGCTCCCATATTAGGGTTATACATATTAGCAAAGTCAGAAGAACCTCCAGTAGAGCCTCCGCCTCCTCCCCCTCCTAGCATCATACCACCAAGCACACCAGCTCCCACCAGTCCGGCATTCTTAGCTTTACCAAGTAAGTTCCCCAGAGTTCCAGCTCGGCCTCCAGCAATAGTCTCAAAGTTTATATTGTTCTCAGCACCAGAGCCACCAGTAGGAGGAACACTCCCACCACCCATATTACCACCAGCTCCTCCAGAACCTCCTGGTCCATAGGCTTGTCGCTCATAAAACTTCTCCTTAATCTTCTCAGCACCAGAGGTAAGAGGGTTAGGTATCCCAGTATCAGTCCCAAAGACATTCACAGTCGGACCCTCTTTTATCTTATTCCCAGCCAAGTCATTTATCGTTATCCAGTCGGATTGGTCTTTCCTCAGGTCAGAAAACTTAAAGTCTTTTTTACCAGCTAATTTCCTCAAATAAGCAGGGTCTTCGCCATTCTTCGCAGCCTCTTCTAAGAGTGAGGTCTTATAATCAACATTTATATTATCCATAGTATTGTCAATCATATTTCGGACTGCCTCAGCCTCTTTTTCACAAGCATTCCCAGCCATTTTAGTCAAAGCATCTTTACTATCACTCCAGTTATAGGCGTAATCTCGGAGTGTCTTGTATATATCTTCAGCTTGAGTAGGAGTAACAATTCCATTTCCTCCAAGCATATCATCTAAGCCCAGACCCAGCTCAGCTAGTTTTCGCTTTTGAGTAGCACTCAGCCCTATAGTATTATCTATACCAGATAAGTCTAGAGTAACACCATTAGCCTCAGCATATTGTAGCCCTTGTTGCTTTATATCTTCCCTCAAAGACAGGGCAGATTGGGCTTTTTGGCCTACATTAGCTTGGTCTATCTTCTCAGCTCGTATCCTCTCAGCTACGGTCTTATAGTGTCCATCTATAGAACCAGACTTACCTACCAATCCACGATATTGCTTAGCACTAGCATTCATACCCTTAGCAGTCATATCATCAAGCTTACGAATAGCCCTTTGCTGTCTAGTAGAACCAACGGCCTCAGGAGCAACACGGATATTAGTAGTATCACCAGTTTTTAGCTTTACATTAAAGCCTTCAGAGCCTGGCAGTTCGGTTGCCATTCCTCCACCACCATTATTACCCATTCCAGCACCAGAACCGCCTGTAGAGCCGATTTGAGCACGAAGTTCAGCTATTTGGTTAGCAAGTTCAGGGTTAGTAGCTCTCGGAGTTTCAGCTACAGCCTCTTCCACTCCCATATCAGCAGTCGGCCTAGAGACTTTTACATTCTTAGCACCAGAAGAGCTACTAGATATAGGTATATCTTTTTTACCTCTAAACAACCTATCAGAGAAGTCCTGCTCAGCCAATTTTCCCTCATCTCCCATAAGCTGAACACCTAAGTCTATATTTTCAGGAGTATATATTTCATTAGCATTTGCACCCTGAGCCAATTTTTCATACCTGTCATATAGCTCATTCATATCAAGAGCATTATCGTGGTCTCCAAAGAGTTCCCTAAGTATTCTATCATTCCCAACACTTGTATCATTGGATAAGTGGTTCTGCATATAATCAGGAACATCTTTACCACTTACATAAGGGTTCTTAGAGCCATCTGGGAGCCTTAGACTGCCAATAGTATCTTCATAGTATTGCTGTCTATTCAGAGTAGGAAGTCCAGACTTAGAAGTTATCCCTAGAACATTCATATCTTCTACAGGGTTCATAATTTCTGCAGCCTCTCTAGCACCTTCTCTTAGAGTATCATAGCTTTTCTTAGAGAGACCCTTATTCTTATATATTTTATCAAGGTTAGAACCATCAAACTTTTGTATCATTCCGCCTATAGTAGATATATCTTCATCAGGGAACAAAGTTTTAGCATTTTCAGCAAGAGTAGGGACTTTTATTTTTGGCTCAGGTAGAGTAAGCCCAGAAGAACGACCAAGAATACCATCTAGAGTAGAACCAGCTTTAGGAGCTAAAGAGGACACACCAGCACCAGTCAAGCCTCTAGTTACAGACTTAGTAAGAGCTTTATTCACAGCCTTTTCAGTAGCTTTAGTTATAGCTTTAGTAGTGGCTTTTTCTATAGCCTTCTCAGACCCTTTCGTAAGGGCTTTTTCACCAGCTTTTATGATAGCATTAGTTACTGCCATTTTTATTGTCCTCCATATACATAATTATATAGCTCTTGCATCTCCTCATCAGAGAGTTGCCCAGTATTATCATTTCTATTCTTCATTAAACCAGCTAAAGTAAGACCGGCACTACCACCTAGTATCACTTTACCCTTCTTGGTCTTAAGTAGGTTCGCAACATTAGTCCCTAACTTAGTATTAGCTAAGTCTTTACCCATATTAGGGATATTAGAGCCAAAGTTCTTTAGCTTTTCAGCAAAACTTAGAGTAGGGGCAGAAGTAGCTACAGGGGTGACTACACGGTTAGCCGTATTTCCACCCTTACCACTCAGCACATTATAAGCATCTTGGATAGTCTTAAATGCAGTATCAGAGCCAACTTTGTCAGGGTGCGTGGCTAGTGCTGCAGCTCGGTGAGCACTCTTCAAAGTCCCAGACACATCATTAGGGTCTAAGCCATATCCCTTCAAAGCATTTATCGCATCTTGGTAAGCAGTAGAAGAAGTATTTGTCCCCCCAGTATAAGGTATAATATCGGTAGATTTGCTCGGAGCAGGTTGGGAGTATTTATTCCAAGCCTTCCCTAAACCATAGCCTAAGCCAGCAATACCACCACCTACACCAGCACCAATTCCAGTATTCAAAGCTAGTCTGCCTAAGTCAAAGTCCTTAGCCCCCATCTCATTCAAGCCACCAGTTAAACCATAGCCAGCACCTAGTAAAGCACCTTTACCAATAGTTTTCCCTAAGGTTTTAGCTCCAGCAGTAGCACCAGAGGCAGTCCCTAGAGTAGCAATATCAAGCCCAGTTTCACCTAAAGCACCTAAATCAGACAGCCAGTCTCTCTTCCCACTTTGCCACTTAGATAAACCACCTTCAGCTAAATCTTTACCAGCAGACACCACTTGCGTAGGGGCAGACAGCAAGTCTCCAATTATAGGCACACCAGAGAAGAGACCTTTGCCAGCCTCAAGCTGAGCTAGTCTCCCTTTATTATATTCAGAGCCAGCATTTCTCAAGTCTCCCATAGAACTATTACCAAAATATCCAGCATTCCCATAGGCATCAGTCTCATCAGTTATCCCTCTATTCTTTAAGAAGTCCCCTTTACTCCAGCCCCCACCAGACAAACCATTTCCAAGCCAGTTCAAGAAGTTACCACCCATAGAGTAGTTTTTATCATAATCATCTTCAAGCTGTTTCTTATAATCTTGGTATTTCCTAGTATTTTCTCCAATAGAGAAGGCTTGCATCTCATTATCGTCCCATACTCGGTTTCCTAAGTCTGCCATTGTTCTAGCCATAGAGCCTCCTTATCCCTTCAACCAGTTTAGATAGCCCTGATAGCTAGAGCCATCATAGATATTTTGTAAGTCTCGGTAGTTTCTATTCCTATTAGCATCAGTATAGTTATCAGCTAATCTCTGAGCCCACATCTTCTTTTCTCCATAGCTCATATCATCAGCCATAGAGTTCAAGTAGGCATCACTATTCACATAGTCTAAGAAAGTAGGAGTTTTATTAGCTTGTTGCTGTTGTAGGTATTGCTGTAATCTCAGCCCAGCATCTGCAGCATATTTTTCTGCAGCAATCTTAGCATTATTACGAGCATTCTCTTGGTCTTGAGCGTATCTCTGGGTCTCAGCATTCAAGTTCTGAGCCCAAGCCTCAAGCTCCTGTTGCATATGTCGGTATTCATCTTCATACATATCACCATAAATAGAACGCATAATCTGTCGCTCTTGTAGGAGTTGGTTATACAGGTTATTAGCATAATCCATCTGAGCTTGGTAGTTCTGCATAGATTGAGCCACCTTAGCCTGTTCCTGTCCCATATTAGTCTTGGCCAAGTCCTGAGCGGCCCCAAGAGCAGTCTGATACATATCTCTATCACCAGCATTCTGTCTAGTTTGGTAATCCAAAGTATTCTGGAACTTCATCATCTGGTTACCAAGTGCAGCATTTCTCTGGGAGGCATTAAGCACTACATTAGAACCAGCATTTATAGAACTCGGTAGGTTATTCATAGCAGAGTTAGTAGCATTCACACTAGCTAAGCTCTTCTGGTATTGAGCCTTCGCATCATCTACCCCCTCAGTCCCTCTAGCTTGTCCATATAGGTCGGAGTAGCTTTGCTGGCTCTTATAAGCATCATTATAGGCATTCCTAGCATCACCAAGTTGGCCTTGCTGGGTATTATATTCACCCTGTTTCCCAGCTACAACACCCTTCTGCTCATTTATCTGGTCTATAAAATTATGCCCACTCTCGGCTGGACCATTAGCTGTCCAGTCGCTCACAGGTTTAGACCCAAAGTATGAAGTATAAGCCATATTATTTCCTTTCTTATCCACGACTGGAAGTCTCTGTGGTTTCTTAGTTATTATTATATCGCATTTCTATTAAAAAGCAAAATTATTTCCCAGCTTGCTGATACCAGTGATAAGCCACCAAAGTATCGGCCATACTATCTTTCAAGTTAGCCAATCTAGCATTCGTGTCAGCCCTCCTCTTAGTTATTTCAGCCTGTTTCATAGTTAGCTCAGTATTCAAAGCCTGAACATATCTATCAAGTGCAGCATTCAAATTATTAAACCAGACGGTCTCAGCATTCTGCCATTGGTTAAATTGCCAGTTCCTATAATCACTCTCCCAATTAAGCTTTTCTATCCTAGCCTCGGTCAATCTCTTTGCAGCTTGGTCGTATTCATTCATAGCATTCACAAAGGCATTATTATAATCTCCAAGTTTCCCATACTGGCTCGCAATCTCAGCCTTAGCATAAGTAGCTTGCTCTTCTCTAGCCTTCTTCCAGACTTCTTCATAAGCAGAACTTCTAGCCAGCAGGTTGTCTCTATAAGCCATAGCTCTATTGGAGAGAGTATTATATCTAGCCTCCCTCTGGCTCTGAGTTAAAACTCGGTTAGAGCTAGAGTTTATAGAACTAGGCAGGGCAGATAGAGTGCTTTCGGCCAAAGCCAAAGCCTGCTTGCTCTTCTCATAGTTCTCTCGGTGTTCTTCAATACCAAATTCGCTCTTAGACTGGGTATAAACTTCATCATAAGAACTCATAGTCCCCTTAAAAGCATTATACTCATCTTGTTTTTGCCCAGTAGCACTCCAAGACTTATCCTTCTCGGATACTAGATTGTCTATATTAGACTGAGCCTCTTTTATTTTATCTACAAAGCTCTGGTTATAATAACTCTCGGCCTTAGCAGGTCGGTTATTCATATAGTAGTTATATTGGCTATTCCAGTAAGCACTATTCATATCAGTTCCTCCAAGCTATATGGGGCTAAATATATAGTGCAGTCTATGCTAGTCCCAGCATAAGAAGTCGCCCCCTTAATCCTATCATCAACAGAGTGGGTATAATTATATTGAGGATAGCTCGCACTATAATAGGAGCTATAATACTTCAGCCAGAAGTCTAGCCAATAAGTATTTCGGTATATCTTCACATATTTCTCATCTATCTCCACCACATAAGGCACATCTCCATCTCCAACATATGGCCCAGCCACTGTATAATCACGCTTAATCACACCCAAACAACTATCAGGCACTCTTATATCTTTTCTAGCTCCACCATAGCCACTCATATCTTGTATTCCGAAGAAGTAGTTACCAAGACCTAATTCAGCAGGGCTATAGGCAGTGCTAACATAAGATGCCTTCATCTGTCCCCTCACAGCAGGAAGAATAGGAATAGACTGAGTAGCCAAGCCATCAAGAGTAAAGTTACCACCATAAGAGCTGGTAGAGCCTGTAATCACCTCAGTCTGAGTTATCGTGCATTTTACATTCACCACCAAATCTCCAGAAAATACAGCATATCCCACGGGTCTAAAGTTATATCCGTGTTCAAATTGGTATATCAGTTGCTTTTCGTGCCATCTCTTCTCGGTAGAGGCATAATAACCACCAGAAGGAATAACTGGAGTAGCAGTCCCAGTCTTATAAGAGGGCGAATAGGTATCATTTATATGGATAGTCTTAAAAGCCCTACTTATATCCACATATTTCGGCCCAAAAATCGGCCACTTAGAGTTAATAGTCCCTAATCTTTTCTTAGGGTTCTTTTCATCATAAGTCGCAAATCCATAATCACTCATACTACTATCTCCTCATACTCAGGGCTTACCATAGGACTTCTTATAATCACCATAGATGCGTGTTTGCTACCATAAGTTCCCTGCCCCATATCAGTAAAGGCTACTCCATCTCCAAATATACTCCCAGATGGAGTTCCACTATAAGGCACAGCCCTCACTATAGCTTGGTCGTCTCTATAATATGGTCCATCAGTCCCAAATCCAGCTAGTTCATTACCATCTTGGGTTATTACATCGGACTGTCCAAAAGGGTTATTAAAGCCATAGTAACCTACAGCCTCATAAGGTTCTAAGCAACCTTCCCAATCCACCAGCTTTTTCAAAGGAGACCAGTATAAAATACCAGCCTCAGGCGATATATCTTCAGGGTTCGGACCATACCGAACAGGAGCATTACTGGTCTTTTCGGTCTTTACAGCCTGTATCAGCTTAGAGAACATATCAGACCTCAAGCCTGGCACTCTCTTCCCAAACTTAGAACTTCCAGCTATCCCATAATCACTCAAGCTCCCCAAGAACATAGTAGCCCCTTCAGTATAAGGGTAGTCAATATCCACACTTAAATCTACAGAGGTTATAATCAAATAACCAGAGACATTGCTTATATCTTCACTTCTATAGAACATAGGAGGATACCCAAGACCGTGATATATCCTCTTATAGGTTATTTTTTGCCATACTTTATTATTACTATCAGTCCCAGTCTGGGAATATGTCTGATACCAGATATAATTTTTACCAACAGAAAAGCCTACTCTCTCATATCCACCAGAATAGGTTATCCCAGCAGGTTCAGTCTCACTCCATTCTCTAGTAACTCCAGTGTCAGTATATTCCTGATTAAGCCAGACATATCTAGTCTCAACATCTTTATTCAAATCTATCACTTCAGCAATCTGTATAATCGGCCAGTTAGAATTAAAGACCAGTTGGTTCTGAGCACATTCATTAGCATCATATCCTGGTCTCGCAACTCTTACTCCGTAGTCGGCTCTCTTCCTAAGTCTCGGAGTATTGCAGGTTCTAAGGTCAAAAGCCATATCAACCTCCTAAAACTTTCCTTTACCGTACCCCATCACCATCACTTTTCGGCCATTCGCATTCACAACTTGTATCTGTCCTCTAATCCTCTGGGTTCCCCTCATCTGCCCAGTAGCTAAGTTTCCAGCATCAACTCTCTTCTGGTAGGAGCTATCACCAATCTCTACATTATCTATAGTCCTAAAACCAACCTCAGGCTTACGGACTTTTCCCTGCCCTAGAGGTCTTATAACATCAGCAATCTTATCATTATACCCATAATCAGCACTACTTCCCATTATAGTTTAGCCTCCTCGTTTAGCACTCGTATTTCAGCCGACACCTGCTTTATCACAGGAGTTAGCAAGTCATTACCAGTAGTCCCCTCTAAGCCATACTGTAGCTCGTGAAAACGCTGGTTTATCTCGCAAGTTATATACCTATCGCCAGTGGTAGCAGTAGCTGGACCCATCACCCATTCACCATCATCTATTCTATACTTAGGAGTTATTGTAGTATTCTCAGGAAGAGGGTCAAAGTATATACCAACCCTTAAAGCCATCTTCTGAAAAGCAGGGCTACCAGCATCATATTGTAGGCTCTCCCACTTATAGCTAGTAGAAGTTCCACTATCATTATCCACCACAGCCAAAGCCACCCTAGTAGTAGTGTATCCTTCTAAAGTAGTGGTAACCTCATAAGAATAGAATAAGGTATCATTAAAGTTATATACACAGCCAATTCTAAAGTGTTGCCCATCAGAGTTATGCTGGTCTAGAGTATCATCAGTAGTTTCTGCTGGTATCTTATAGTTATAAGTAAAGCAGTTAGGGTAGTTCTTATCCACAGAGCCAAAGGCATATATTCCGTGTCGGATAGAATAAGCAGTAGTATTAGAAGGGAAGGCTATCATCAGTATCTCTCTTCTAATTGTCATCATATTAGGATATACCTCGGTAACAGAGGTTCGGCCAGAGTATTCAGTATCAGTGCCCTTCAAAGTCCTTACTTTTACCAACTCTTTACCCCCAGTATAAGCATACAAAGCCCCAGCAATTATGATATATACGATATTCCCAAAGTTAAATATACACTTAGGGCTACCCATATTACAATCAATGTAGAAGTTCGGACCCTCAGATTGTCTATCCCAGAAGTATATTCTACCAGCCTGAAAGCCCCTAGTAGAACCAGCAGAGTATTTTTCGGCACCAATCATCAAGTATTCATCAGAAGAGCCAAAGCTACAAACCTCAAAGCCATCATCAAGCCTCAGCCCATCTTGGATAAACAAAGTATCATCTATATAGTTCAGAGGAGTGCTCTCTTTAGTCGCAACATATCTCCCATTTCCGATATACAGCTTATCATACATCACCATAGGGTGTTTCTTATTAAATGTTTCGTGGAGAACATATCCAGTAGAGGTTATATCAGCAGTTAGCCACAAACTCCCAGCTACAGAGGACTTTACGGTATATCCAGAAGAAGATGCCACAATATGAATATGTAGCACTGAGCCACCTTCTATAGTATCTCCAGCCCACGGAGTAGTCGTAAATTGGTTAGAAGCACTTAGAGGAGCAGATGGGTTCGGTCTCACATCAAACTCAGTATAGCCAGAGGTAGAGACAGCACTAGCATTTTTACTAGCACTAGAGGCTACCACATTATTATTTTCATCGTGTATCTCAATCCTTACGGTCCCAGAACCTTTGGCAGTAAATCTTATACCAATCTTAGCAATAGGTATCACAGCAGGGAGATAAAGTATCTTATCGGCCTCAGTCTCGCTCACGGAGGTTTTAATAGTTATATCTTGAGTTCCAGCACTTCTTACAATATCAGGGTCGGACTGATAAAATATCTGGTCTCCATTTTGCTGTATTTGAATAGCATAGTCAATATATTCAGAGTGGTCCTCTAAGAACTCAAATGAATTAGTAGCCTGATTAGCCCCAGTAGGATTTAGAACTCTACCATAAGAGAAGAGTTTATGGCCTCCATCAGCCCACCACAGCCCATCATCTATATCAGAGTTCTCAAGACTAAATCCAGAAGAAGTAGCAGTAGTAGAGATAGCAGTAATAGCATTATTCTCATCTATCTTATAGACTTTGCCATTTTCATCTATTCCCCAGATATTTCCATCTTTAGATTGTGTCATAGCAGTCATCAAGCCAGTAATCACCCCACTATCCGGCAGAGTTCTAGCCATAGGCAATACGGTCATCTGAGAAGGGCTTTTTCGGACATCTAAGCACTCTCCATCAAAATAGGAGTTTTCAATACCAATCTTCCTATCAGTAGAGAGACCACCATAAAACTCGGTGTTCCCAATCATTCTAGAGCCATTATTGCCAACTGCCATTTTATAGTCCCTCCGTTAATCTTCCCATCTTAAACACATCAGATATATTCGGCACATTATAAGACTGTGGGTTAATCACCCCACCAGTAGTCTTAGAGCCATAAGTCTCACGGTATTGGTCCAGAGCATCTTCAAATAGAGTTCTATACATAGCAGAGCTATCGGTATCTTTCCTCATAGCAAAGAACTTAAAGCAGGCATAATAAATCGCAGCCTCGTGATATTCTTCAGGATAAGGTGGCACTTGGCCCATAGTAAAGCTAATTCCAGTTCCACTCGGCCCAAGATAGTTATTGTCTATCTGCATAGTATTCGCATCTATAACCTTCTGGACTTTATACCAGTTCCCATCTTCAGCATCATTGGACTTAATCCAAAAGTTCTCGGTCATATAAGGCTTAAAGCCTCCTGGCAATCCTTCAGCATCAGGGTTAGTTATATTCACCCCTCCCTGGGTTACATCAGCAGTAAATACAAAGTCATCTATACCCATATCTCTGATACGAGGCTCATAAGTTACAATCAAACCTCCAGCCACATCTTCAGAAGGGCAGGGATAAATCCCAATCTCATCATTCCCACGGATAAAGTAATGAGTAGGATAAGAAGTAGAGAAGGGGAAGGCATTGAGCTTGTTCCACTCATATTCGCTTTGCACTTCAGTTAAAGGCACAATCACTACTCCATTAGAGTAGGTTTTACATCTCACAGACTTCACTCTGTGCATATCAGAGGCAATCTGATAGTATTGCTTATCAGCAGTAATATTCGCAACTTTTTCTTTCAAAGTCCAGCTCCTCCTCGCAGCATTCTGGAAGAGTTTATCAGCAGAGTTCAAGTTGCTCACAATAATAGCCATCTCAGGCTCTTGGTAGTGGATACCACAGAGTTTCGCAGCTTGCTCTTTCCTTTGGGTAAATGTTAGCATAGTAATTTTCTCCTTATCCTTTATTATAACACTTTATCCAGTATCCTCCAATGGATAGTTCCATTCCACAGCACCAGCTACATCACTATCGGTCCAGCTCGTAGCATCTTTTTCAACTTCGCTCCAACTCTCATCAGACTTTTCAACTTCACTCCAATCAGTAGAGGCTTTATCTATCTTTTCCCATTCTTCAGGCTCAGTAGTTCCACTATACTCCCAATCCTCAGGCAATTTTTCAGGCACAGCTATTCTAATCTTCACTCGGCCAGTAATAGTATTGGTTATTTTCTTCCCAATCCTCGCCAAACCACTTATATTAGCAGTCTGAGACTTCCATATCCTCACACCACCCTGTATAGTGGCAGTATCCAATCTGGCTATTCTAGACCTACCAGTAATAGTTTTAGAGCTAGTTTTTTGTATTCTCACCCTAGCAGTAACAGACTGGGAGCTTACACGCTCATTCTGGTTATCTATATTCACGGTCCCAGTAATCTGGGTATAATATGGGCTAGCAATACTCACAGCACCAGTAATAGTCTTAGTAAGAGCCTTCTTTACATCTACAGAGCCAGTAATAGTTTTATTCACATTCTTAGCTATTCGCACAGCCCCCTGTATCGTTTTAGAGCTAATACCAGTTACCCTCACTCTACCAGTAATAGTTTTAGTTTTAGTCCCAGTTATTCTAACTCTACCACTTATAGTTTTATTTATGATAGCAGTATCACTCACTACCATACCACCATAAGAGTTTCCACCCCATTCAGAACCCCAGTAATCAGGGTCTCCAGTAGGAGTGGGAGATGGCGAGCCAGTAGTAGTCACGGTAGCAGTTACATCATCAGGAGATGCCTCAGCACGAATAGTATAGGTAGTGCCTGGAGTTAAATCAGTCACGGTAGTAGCATAAGACCTAAATTGAGAGAGGTATATCATAATATAATATACCTCAGTCTGCTCTTGGTATAGATATATCCTCACCATACGAGCACTACCAAAATTGACTACATTAAAAGATGCAGTAGTATCGGTAGAGGATATAGTATCTATAACCAAATTTGCAGCCATTGTATTGACCTCCTAAGCTTATCTATCACTTATAATCTTAGCACCTAAGAATACAGCACCTAGAAACATCTCAACGCCAGAGAAAGTGGCTAGAATAGCCTCAATCGGCAAGCCCCAGTTCCACGCAGTGTTCAAGCCAGCAATAAGGGAGGCAGTAGCAGGTAGCACAATAGACACTACCCATCTCAGCCCTTCATATAGCCATTGTGGTAAAAATTGTTTATCTTCAAACATCTTAAGCCTTCCTTATATCTTTAGTATTCATTGCAGCCCAGACAGCACCACGAGCCGTCAGAACAGCCCTATCACCATTTATCTCCGAGATGGTATAGGTAGGGTCATACTGGACTAGAGGAGTGCCATTGTAATCTACCAATCTAGTAGGCACTACCACATCTCCAACCTTAAAGCCAGCAGGAGCAGGTGTCGGAGCTGGAGCAGGAGCAGGAGCATCTACCTTCTTCAAGTTATTAGTATTGACTGCAGCATAAACTACTCCATCAGAAGTTAGCACAGCCCTATCACCATTTAGCTGGGAGATGGTATAGTAGTCACGAGTTTTCATAAGTGGAGTTCCGTTATAATCTACATAGTTTATAGGGAGAACATTATCACCAACCTTAAAGTCTCCAGTAGGAGTGGGTGTAGGAGTAGGAGCAGGGCTACCACCATTTATCTCATTAGCCTTCCTAGCAATCTCTTCCACACGAGCCCTCAAGAAGTCTCCTGGGCAGGTCGTAGGAGCAAACATAGAGTGCCAAGTTAGGTTCTTTCCAGCAACTAGAGTTCCTAAGTTATTCCTCTTGGCAATATCAGCTACAAGTTTAATCAAAGTATCATATGCAGCATCTCCGACTGGCCAGTCTCCACCAGTAGCAGAGTTAGAAGTTTCAATCGTAACACTTCGGCAGTTAGACGGCCAATTAGAGTTAGTCCAAGCAGTATCTCCCTCATCTACATATTGTCCAACTTCACCACTATTGCCAATACCATAATGAGCAGAGCCATTTCTTCCAGCACGAGCAAAGATATTCCCACAAGCCTCAGCACTTAGCACTCCAGCCATATGATGAATAGTAACATCAGTGATAGCAGTATTTCTGCCCTTAGTATAGTTAGAAGGGTGAGCAGGCACTCTCACCGTAACCAAAGAACTATTGCTCATTTTCATCTCCTTTCCCCATAGCACTTAAATCTCCCAGAACTTCCTCATCTTGAGCAAGCGTAGGTTCTTCAGGTTTATTTTCCATATAGAACTCCTTTCTTAAGGTTAATACTTATATTATATCGCTTTCAGCATCTTTTTTCAATTATGCAGTTCTAGTATATACATATTTTCCACCAGAGCTACTATCTAAGCTCCAAGTTCCACCAAGCTGAGCTCCAACAGCACTAGCAGTAGTCAAAGTAGTGCTAGTAAAGACTGTCCCTACAGGATAAAACTTATCCAGAATATCCTCTACATAAATACCATTCGTAACTATAGCACCAGAGGTAAAAGACTTCGCAGTAGTGGCCTTCTGAGCCCTATCAACTGTCAAAGCCACATTACCAACTTGGTCGTTCCCTACAGCAGTAACCTTCATCACCTCACTATCCATAGAGTTAGAGACCCCAGCCACAGGGCTATGAGGCATCACGGTTATATAGAAGGGAGCAGTCGGCCAGACAGCCTTAATAGTTGCAGCAGACCCACTCCCTACATATACTAAGACCAAAGTATCAGAGTTAGATATATCCTCAGCTAAAGTTCCAGAGGCAAGGTTTTTGGTATTAGCCATATCACCTCCTAGTTCTCATTATACTGGACTGTTAGAGTAACCGTTCCACTATCACCAGCACTAGCACTAGCAGTAGTCTGGACTTGAGTGCAGATATATTGAGTATAACAAGTAGTAGTAGCAGAAGAAGAAGTGGTAGTGCCATTCGGCCCAGAAGTAGAGAGCAACACACTCGCACCAGAGCCAATCGCAGTAGTGGAGGTTATATCAGTAGCACTTCCCATAGCAGAAGTAGAAGGAGTAGCATAAGTAGAAGTTATTTTACTCTTCAAACTTATCCCAGTTCCTAAAGTCCCAGCAGTGTGGGCGAACTTCACAGCAGAGACTTGGTTAAAAGTCCCAGAAAACTTTAGGTAAATATATTTGATATAAGAGTTAGCCCCAGCCAAAACAGGAGCAGATGCTCTAGAAGTAGTGCTATCATCAACACTCTTCCAATCACAAGAAGATATGGAGCTTTCGGTCCCGTGTGCTGGGCTACCAGTGGCAGTTCCATTTTGCTCATACCAGTTTGTAGTTGCAGCCATAGTTTCTCCTTAAATTATATATAATTCACATTCATATTATATCACGGTTATAGTCTTTTGGCGATTATTACCATTTTTGTCAATCCCCTGGTAACCTAAAGTATAGCTCAGAACTCGTGGCTCGCCGACTATACCATCTACAATCGTAGTCTCCATATTTCTATAGTAAATTATCCTCACATTAGTCAGAGGTCGTTTTTCACGGTGTATGAGGGTATGTTTTTCAGACCCCCATCTTCCTCTCTCATCTACATAAATCATAGGACACCACGGCCTAGTTAAATCTACGGTATAAGTAGCATCTTTACTCACCAGCTCAAAGCTTACAAGCTCCCCAGAGTGCCCATCAAAGTAATTCTGAAAGTCCCTAAAAGAGCTTGGGTTCCACTCAGCATCAGGGTTATATCTAGAGTATTTATCCTCAGGGTGCTGGGTTATAGTCTTTTTAATAAAGTTTGCTCTCCAGAGATACTTAAACTTACTCTTCTCTAGGTTTCTCACTCTCGTTCTCCTTTATTGTAGCCAGATACTTGCCATAAGTATTCTCGGCATAATTAAGTTTATCCTTCATATTCTTCAGCCTCTCCTCCAGCCCCTCTATATCTCGGAGGAGTTGCCTCTTCTTTTCGGCCAGCTCTTCAAACTCATCATTCAAAGAGAGCAGGGCATTATTACCCTGCTCCACAGCATCATCTATCTGGTTTTGAGTAGCCTTCAAAAGCCTCTGGAGTTCAGCCAGCTCGTTCTTTTTAGGTTCTAGCAAACTATTTAGCTTTTGGCTTTTCATCTACAAGCCCCAAGTCCTTCTCTACTTCTTTCTTTACATCTTTTTCTTCTTCAGGTTCATTAGGGTCATAAATACCCACGAAGGCTTTATCCACGAAGTCATTCTGCTCTTTAGGAGAGTTCATCATCACCCCCATCTTACCAGAGTATTCTTCAGAGATATACTGCTTATAGAACCTCACTAGACCCACATAAGCCTCCCAGCCTGGGACAATTACGGTCTGGCCTGGCTCAAGCACCCTAGTCTTTTGGACCCCCTGCCATACTCTACGAGTAAATTCGTTAGGTTGCTCAATCCTAAAAGTCCCTCCCTGCTCTACAGGTTTCCTATCAGAATATACCCAACCAGTCTTTCTTTTAGTAAAGTTTTTAATCTTCACTAGGTCATCAGCCCCAAACCTCTCGTGTAGTAAATCTACCATCAGTTTCTTAGAACCATCAGAAGTAGAAGGTGAGCTACCAGCTAAGAGCTGTGCCTCAAAGTCTTTAATATCATTAGCCATTTTTTATCTCCTTTTATTCCATATCATTTAATACGGCATCAAGCACATCTTCGGTGCTCATACCAGTTTTATAATAGCGAGGTCGGTTCTCATCATCTCCATTCACGGCAGAAGAGGTAGATTTAGAGTTACCAGCCACCCTCTTAGCAATTCTACTACGCTCAACATCACCCTTAGCCTCTTTTTTCACAAACTCTTCAGGGTGTTCAGCCTTATAGAGCATCAAACTATCCCTCACGGACAAGTTAGTGCCTCCCTGAGCTCTCACAGCCCTATAATTCAGGACTTTATTTATTAGAGTAACAGCAGGGTCATTGTCAAACTCTTTAGAGCCGTATTTAGCTTTAGGAGATGGCAATTCTCCAGACTTTTGTAGCCCATCTATTTCAGATATAACCTTCTGAGCCTCAGCTCTATCAGCACTAGCCCTCTGCTCTCTCTCAGCACGAGCCTCTATAGCTTGCTTAAATTGAGTGGCCCTATTCTCTTGAGCTTGAAGGTCATTCTGGAACTTCATCATAGCCTTCTGGTCCTTAAACTCAAAGCCATCAGGTAACTGGTCTGGGGTCTTTACTTGGACTACGCCCTTCTTCCCCTCAGCCACTAGATACGGAAGAGCATTATAAATCACCTTATTCTCTTCAGGTAATTCATTCCATACTTCTTCATCTATCTCTTTCGGCCTAGCCAATAGTTTCTCCATCTGGGATTGTCTATCATCTTCGGCCTTAGTCTCTTCCTCAGTTTTAGCCTTAGCATATCCCCTCTTCTTAGCTAATTCTTCAAACTCTTCATCAGAGAGTTCTTTTTTCTTATCTTCTCCAGCTTTTTCCTCAGTCTCGCTCTCGCCTTCCTCATCTTCCTTCTCTCCAGTCTCTCCATTGTCGCTGGTTTCAGTTTCTTCTTCATTAGTTTCCTCATCAGAGGTAGGTTCTTTCACCTCCTCTTCAGTATTTTTATTCTCTTCCCCATCAGGAGCAGAGTTTTCTTGTTCTTGCTGGTCTTGAGCCTCCAGAGCCTCTAGAGCATTCAAGCCAACATCACCTAAGTCATCATTCATTCGGCTGTAGCCTCCTTATTAAATTGTTAATACTTTTATTATATCGCACTTATACTAGAACTGCAACTTAGTCATATTTTCCAGCCTCTACATAGAGCAAGCCTGGCAAGTTGGGGTCGGTAGCAGTTACTTTGATATAGGTTTTACCCTCATAAGAGCCACCTTCCATCAGAGCATTAAGCTGGGATATAAGCTCAGGGTTAGTAATGATAGTTCTAGGGGCATTCTTCACAATACCATAGTAAATCTCAAACACTAAATTAGGATATTGCTCAATCCATTCGCTATAAGAAAGTTTGTAATACTCTGAGCTTGTTCTTGAAAGATACAATCTAGGTGCAGTAGAGGTACTATTATTCCATCTAACTTTATTTATCATATCCCCTCCTGAGCCTAAACAATTACATAATAAAGAGGTTTTTTCGGCCAAAGGATAATTGCCATCTGGTAAAGTATTTGTTAGAATATCGGTTATAGAAGGGCTTGTCCAGCCTGGGTAATTTTCACTATCACTATCCATACTACTCACTGACAGACTTAAGTGTTGGACATTTCTATGGATATACCAGTCTCCATCTTCATCACGATAGATATAATCTTGGTAGTCTCCAATCTTACAGAGTTCTATAGGCTCAAATTGGGGAGCATACCCAGTAGCAGTAGAGCCAAGTTCAATTTGGGCTCTTAATTCAATATCTAATTCTTTCCCAGCACCACCATAATCAGATAAAGTTATCCTAGCCTTATAAATATCTACTTCTTTGTTAAAGACTACTGAGGTTTCTCCAGCATTGATTTTAGCAGATGGAGAGATAACTTGGTCATTCTTATCAAACAGATATAATGAACAGCCAAAGCTAACTGGGGCAGGTATTGAAAAAACATAATCTTGCCCAGCCTTAAGTGGAGCTGGCAAGTCTATCCTAGTTCCAGTGTCAGTATAATTACCAGTTGCAGTCCCAACACCTACTGCAGTATCCCCATTTCTAGTCCAAGTAATGCCTTGGAACTTTCCTGAGCCATAACCAAAGGTAAATAGGTTCTTCCCCAAGTTTATCTCATAGGATTGAGATTGGTAAGGCTCGTAGGAAGTAGTAGTGGAACCAGCCTCTAGCTGAGGATTGCTAACCGTAATCTCACCTCCACTGACAGCAGATGTTGCGAAAGAGAATGCAATATAAACACCATTATTAGGCACATTGATTGTCCAATTATAGTTTCTAGTAGCACCAACTTGAGTAGTGCCATAGTCGCCTTGGTCAATAACAGTTCTATTAGCGTCAAGAATAGAATAGCTTACTCTAGCATTATTATTACTCCCAGCTTTTACTGTTGCACTGAAATGATAAGTTCCTGCAGACAAAACTGAACTCATAAAAGCACCGCCGCCGTGCTGGATGCTTGTATTTATGCTTATTTCAGTATCAGTATAAGAGCACGATATACCACTAGACTGGGTATTTGTAAAAGTAAAACCAACTACAGGATAATATATATTTACTCCTGTTTGATATACTTCTGGATTTAATCGGTTTTTCCTACTAACCGTTACCGTCTGTTCACCAGTTACCACATTCACATTTTGTGGGTAGTCTGGGTTAGGAGCAGGAGTTCCACCGACATAAGGCTCGTAAGGTTGAACTGTTGCACCCTTTGATAATTGTGGTTTTACCACATAGTTTGTATAAGTAGCTCCACTTTGAGTTCTTATCGTGATAGAAGTAGAAAGCAAAGGCAAAGAAGCGTCAAGAGTTGATGTTTTAGAATTATTTATCTGGCTACCATTTACATCGTATTGCCCTCCAGAATTGACTCTTAGGGAGCAGTTAGCATTTGCTGTTGCGTTATTCAAGCATAATGTGAATTGCTCACCATCATTTATTGAATAGTTTGAATTAACAGGAATGCTCACGAAACTATTAGCTGTTGCCGTGCCATTTAATGTAACTATTCCATTTTCTACTACTGCATCTATTCCAGATGCACTATATGTTCCATTAGTTAGGTCTAGCAAATTGCTCCCAGTGTAAGTCTGCTGGGAGGTATCCCCATACATCTTCAAGTCAATAAACGGAGCCTCAGCAGTATCGTCCATCTCAATATCAGAGCTAGGTGTATCACCACTCGGAACTACAGGAGGTTTCATAGTAGAAAGATAAAACTCCTCATTATTCACAGGATATTCAGGTCTCCCCCATCTAGCAGAAACTAGATATTTTAAGTATCCCACAATTCGCACATCATAAGGGTTTTTAATCTCTTCAGGGTAGGTATCAGTAACACCAGATAAGTAAGCTACTAGAGCCTCTTCATCAGTAAGCATCTCAGGAACAGGGGAGTATGGCTCGTATTCAGTAGCAGAAGAGCCAGCCTCTATCTGCAAGTTAGACACCTTTACCCTAGCACCATTACTATATGGAGTTTCTGGGATATACAGAGATGGCCAGTTTTTAACACTGGTATTATAGCCTATATAAAAAGTATATGTTTTATGGCCAGTAGTCGTGGAGCTATCTGGTTTTATAAGCACTATATTATGCCCAACATTTTCTTCATCTCTTAGTGCTAGCCTAAACTCAAAGTTAGTATTAGTCCCCAAGCTAAAGCTATCTAGGTCAAAAGAGGCAGTATAAGTCCCAGCTTTTAGAATAAAGCCATTTATGGTATAAGTTCTATTCTCGCTAGCATCATAAGAAGATACTGGGATAAGATTTTTCCCTATACCTTTACTAGGATAAGTGCTAGTCAATCCAGCCCAGTAAGCCAACCAGCCGTCAAAGTGTAAATATGGCTCGTATAATACAGGTTTTAATTCGCTCTCTTCCAAATACCCAGCTTTATAGGCTAAATAAGCCTCAGTAGTCGTATTTGCTTTAGGGTCAGGTATTCTCATTTTATCTCCTTTCTTTTATCCTAACAAACCACTTAAAGTTCCATTATTCATCGGCATAGGAGCAGGAGCAGGCTCAGCCATTTGCTGGTCCATCAGCATCTCTCCTGGACTTCCACCACCCATCATTCCACCAGCGGGCTGTGGCATAGGCATACCATTTTCAGCACCTCCTGAAATTGGTGGCATTCCTCCAGCCTCAGGAGGCATAGCATTAGGGTCTCCAGCCATAGGTGTAGGCTGAGGCACTTCAGGGACTTCAGGAGTTATAGGAGCATTAGGGTCAAGTAGTAAGCCCTGCATACTGGCCTCTTGTAGCTTTACTCTTTGCGATAATAGATATACTTCCTCTTGGATATGGGCTACCATAGCCTTCTGTCTCTCTGGGTCGGCATACAAGAACTTATCAGTCGTAATCTGGGTTCGGTGGGCTAGAATATGCTCAGCATCTACATCATCGTGCCCCTTCACATCTTCGCCATTCATAATACAAGCGAAGTCAATATAAGCCTGTCGGTTCTGCATCTCAGCTCTAATCTCAGTAGTCAAGGCATCAGGAGACATCTTAAACTTCACCAAAGTATCATATCGCTGGTCGGCATTCTTCATACCCAAGTCCTTAAATAGGTTATATGGGTCAATTAAACCAAGCTGGGCTAAGTTCATAGCTATCTCTTCTTCTCTAGCCTTATCCTTCTTCTGGGTAGTTCCGTGTTCTACCTTCACCCAAGCCACATCAGGTATCTTCTCTCGGCTCAGCTCTACGAATACAAACTTACCATCATTATCTCGGCAAGCGAACTTCTTAGTATCTTTATACCAAACCTTCATCATTTGAGTTAGTAACTTATAATACTCATCAAGACCACGCTCCAAGCACCGTATAATCTCGTCCTGTCGGCCTCCAGCTTGCTCCTTCATCATTCTAGCCTCACCTAAGGTATTAGCTCCACCACGGTCTTGAGCACCCCTAAATTGGCTCGGAGTTCCCATAATCTCGTGAATAGCATTCTTAATATCCTGCTTATCATTCAGCACATAATTCGGTAGAAGGTGAGGAGTAATCTCTCCAAAGGCACTATTCACAGGAGCATCACCCTGGGTCTGTAATAGAAGTATCTGGTTAGGGTCTCTAGTAATGTTCTCAGCCTCATCAGAAGATATAGAGCCAGACTTAAAGACTAGAATAGAGTTAGCAGTATCAGCATTCTCCATAATCTGTCGGCCTCGCTTATTCAAAGCATCTTGTAGAGGAATAGCCTGCTCAAACGGCGAAGTCTCATCTATCATATGAGCCCCAGAGTTCATATAGTTAAAGAAGATATAAGGTTTCATAGGGCGAGGCAGGAAGTTAGTAAGCTGAACTCCATCTCCATCATATAAGAAGTTCGGGTTCTTAGACTTCCCAAGCAGTAAGTTTCCAATATACCAAGCTACGCATTCCGTCTCCCCCTCATCAGTAACTTCGGTAAACCATACTTCTTTATAAGCATAGACAGAACTCTCCAGCTTAGAGCTAGAACGAACTCTGCCAATCTCCCTCATAAAGGCATCTTTCTTCTCAGGGAATAGGTTAAAGATTTGCTGGACTGTAGCAGTGCAGGTCTCACAAATAAACAGAGGATTTTCCCCCATTCTACAGGACTTATCTACTACTATATTTTCAGGTTCAATCACTCTAGGCACAATATCTTGAGCAACTTCGTCCCAGTATAGTTTCATAATACCCACATACTTCAAATACATACTTCGCTCAATCTTGTTTATTTTCTCCCCAAGCTTAAACTTTTCGCTATGGACATTCAAGCCCCATTCTAGGCTCTCGGCCATCACTTTACTCTGAGTAGTATCATCTTCAGGCAAAACCTCTGCAGCAGGGTCGCTACTGGTCGTGTAAGCAGTGATAGTCTCAGTAGCAATAAATAGCTCATTCTGAATATAAGGTATCTGATAGGAGTATAATTTATCCTCATCTATCTGAATACCCTTCCAGTATCGCATATTCTTCTTTCGCCTAGTCTCCAAGTTATATCCCTTAGGGTCGTCCCAGAAGGTCTTAGCATCATTTTCCCAACGCTTAAAGTTTTCAATAAGCTCCTTATCAGGAACATCTAGAGCCAGCACAGGTAGTTCTTCTACCAAGCCAGTCTCTTGAGGGTGTTCAAAGTTATTTTCCATAGCGAATATTCTCCTTAGAACCTATTATATCGCATATATCAAAAAAACGCCATACCTTATCAGAACTGGGGTAAAGTTGGAATAAGATTTTTTATATTCAAGTTTAGAGCCTATTTCTGGAATAAGAACTTATATACACAATCACAGCCCCTGCATTTATGCTCCATCACCTTCATACCAGACACCATTTCGTGATGCTGTTCAGGGTCAAAACCATCACCAAAGACTATAGACTTCACATCAGCATTTATCTTACAAAGCATTCTAGAACAATGAACGCATCTAATCTCCCTCAGTTCAGGGAGGTCATCTTCATAAAGCATAATGGATATAGGTTTCGGACTTTTCATAAGTTCATTATACCACCAAAAAACCACTATTTCTAGTGGTCTCTTGGTATTTAGGTCGGGTCTTACATACTTTTCTAAGTTAGTAAGAGGTATCTTTATTATATTAAACAATATATCTAAAGTCAATACCTATTTTTTCTTCTTCTTACCACAGCCTGGCATAGTATCCTCCTCATCTACATTGTATTACATTCGGAGGTGGCCTCCATAGCACAAGTCTCTAACGCAGCTTTATTCAGCTCCAGAGCCTCCTCTACGGTCAAGTTACCCCATTTCTCTTCAAAGCTACTCATATTAAGCCCCAAAGAAGAAGATTAAACCAATCACTAATCCGAAAAGTGCAGCCCCCAACAGCCCTTTAGTATCTTCGCTCATTACATACCCTCCTTTTCTTTATCCATTAAAACCCCCCAAAGCTCTTTAGTATCATCAGAAGTAGCATTATGCCCTTCATTCTTCTGGAACTTCGCAGCATCATATAGATGATTTACTAGCAAGTCAAAGACTTGGCTATTCATAGTTATTACCTTATCTCCATTAGGAGTAGTAACTACACTTATATTCTTTCTATAGTTATAATAATCTGTTGGTTTCATAAGGTTTCTCCTTTCTCGTTTTATTTATTACCTTACATTATGAGTATATCACAGGCTTATGGCATTGTCAAGCGATTTTGGAGACTTTTTTTGGACTTTTTTATCTGGTTTTCCAATCTCCCCTATCCTTCTTCTGCTTTTTAAGAATATCAGCCACATCAAGCCCAATATCCTTATAAGTAGTATCGCCAGCCACTATTCCTATCATAGGCTTGCCCACTAGCTCAGACTTATGGACTAGCTCGCCATCTTTTCTCTCGGCCAGCCATCTCAAGCCATAGCTCCAGCCATCATAAGGGTTAGTCAATTCGTGGTCGGTATGGGTATCTATCTCTTCCTTCTTCTCCTCATCATAGACCAAGTTCGGTAAAGCTCGGATAAGGTTAGAGCATCTTCGGAAGATTTTAGCACATTCAGGTTTCATCATCAGATATTTATGAGTAGCCTGTTGCCTAATCATTCTAGAGCCACCCTCTCTCCCCATCTTCTTCATTATCGGTTGCTTATCAGGAGGTAGCTTATTTATCCATTCTTGTATATCATCTATCGGAGAGCTAAAGCCATTCTTATTATCCTCCATATCATCAGGGAAGATAAAGTAGTCAATTCGTTGCTCGCTATCATTCAGGTAATTATACAGCTCTTCACCCCATTCAGAGGCTAGTTTCTTATTCCCATACATCTCGTGGTAGGTTACAGGTCGGCCATCAAGTAGAGCAGTAAAGTATATAGCAGTATTATCACTATAACCCCAGTCCATAGATATAATCTTCACAGCACTATTAAACTCTTCAGTAGTAGTTCCAATATCAGCAAAGTTATTTATGATATGCTTATCTCTATCAAACTCAGTAAAGACTTGGCCAGCAAAGACACTCCAATCTCCGTGCCTCCAAGCCTCGTATAAAGCCGTATCCGTAGCTTTAAGACCTTCAAGCATATTCACATAGGCTGGGTCATTCTTAGTCAATATAGGGTTATCATCTACCGTAGCAGGGACAAAGATACGATATACCTCCTGCCCCTCTTTAGCCATAGCATTCTCTTCTTTATCAAAAATCTCATTCCATACGGTTAAGCGTGTTTCGCCCTCCTCAGTTTCCCACTCGTATCGGTGTTGCCACCACTTACACTTATCATTCTCATATAAAGTATCACCATTATCCAGCTCAGTCTTTTTATACTCATCATCTCTAAGGTCTATCGGCTCTACAAATCTCTTCTTCACCCAGCCCATTCCTACACCACCTGGGTTCGCAGTCAAAATCATCTGAGGGAAGAGTTCTGGATAGATAGAACGACAGCTAGACATAATCTGCTTATACAATAGCTCAGAGGGTATCTGAGTAAGCTCCTCAATGAATATTCGGCTAAATTGTTGCCCCTGATATTGGATATAAGAACCCAAGTCGTGTAGATGCCCTCCCTGAACTACAGCTCCCTTAGTATTCTGGGAGTTAAGCCCAAACCTCAGCACCATAGGGTTTCTTCTAACTTGAACATTAAAGCATTGGTAAGCCTCTTCGCATCTAGCCTCATAATCAGCCAAATCTCTAGCATTCCTACGCAATACCAATCCACGATAGTGAGGGTTCTGTATCCTATCAGCTCCCAAAGCTATACTAGCCTCAGTCTTGCCTGGTCCTCTAGCTCCACCAAAAAGTCCCTCACGAAAGCGAGGAGTAGAACCCATCAGATGGATATAAAGAGCTTGTGGTCCCAGCAACGGTCTCCACAGCCCCTTAGCCTCCAGCTCCTTCATAACTTTTAGGTTATATGGCCAGATATTCATTACACCCCCTTAAACTTCTTCTTCTTCATAGCCATTCTAATCTTAGCCCAGTATATTTGCTTTTCACTCTTAGCGTGTTTAGAAGGTTTATGGGAGCTAAGTTTCCCCCAATCTACAGGAACATCATATTTGTTCTTTCGCATAGCACCTCCTAAGGCAAAGCAAAGCCTCTAATAATTTTACTAGCCTCTTCTTTAGTATCATCATCAGCCTCCACCGTAATCTGCATCTCAGGCATCTTCCCATAGACTTCCTGAACCATCTCTCTAATCTCTTTCCATTCTCCATCTCTGATACATCTCGCAAGCTTTCTCTTGAAGAGGGGCTGGCTTTCATCATCATATATCTTCATCAAATCAGTCTCTTTCATCTTCATCATAGTCTCCAGCCAGTATCTCGGAGTATCTTCTTTATGCCAGCTCCCATTATGTCTATCCTGAGGTCTCTCCCTAAAAGTATTAGGAGGCTGAGTTCCCTTAGCAAAAGTTCCATCAGGGTTTCTCACAGCCCAGTCCTTATCCTTTTGCTCTGTAATGGTATTATCTCTATTACCCATCTTGTTCCTCCTCTATCTTAAAGATTGTATAGCCTTCAGCCTTCAAGCGTTCCTTAGTAAAATCAATATCTTTAGCTCTAGCCCAAGTTAGACACTCTCTTCCTGGACCTTCAGCTACTATTTTATACTTCTTCTCAACTTCCTTCACAAAAGTCCCATTTTCGGTCTTACCTTTTCTATCTCTTATCTCTCTATAAGCAAGCTCCAAACAGCCCATAGGTCTCGCACTAGCTATATCAGCCAGAATAAGTATAGTAACTAGAGTATCACCAATGGCATCTCTGAACTCTTTACCATATCTATTTCGGCTCACCTCGTGGGCTATCTCTCCCACTTCCTCCATCACTTTATTAAGCTGAGCCTTAGGGTCATTCAAACCCTTATCTCTACCCCATCTTATAACCTTTTTAATTAGTTCATCAGTTTCCATTATTTCTCCTCCAGTATTATCTTAGGAGCAATATCACTCCAATTTACTCTATGATGCCATAAAGCACCACGCTTAGTATTACCACTATTCCAAGTAAGTTTAGCATTCTTAGGGTCGGCCAGTATAGCTCCAAAGCTCTTCCTATAGCTCCTATCCGTAGCATAGATAAGTTTAGTATTCCCATCTAGTTTTTCCATCTCAGCAGTCTGAGCACCACTTCGTATCACATTAGCCAGCCCAAAGTTAGCTATCCCTCTATGCCAAGCATTTATACTCCAAAATACATCTTCATTAAGAACTTTATTAAGCCCAGCATCTCCAATCCTATCATCTATAAACCAGATATTCATTATATTCTTCTTAGTATCAGGGTGAGCTCCACCAGAATATCCTCCAGTTATAATATGGAGGTCTTTACCTAGCTTATACACACTTTTTACAATATCATAGAAGGTCTTGTTATTAAGTGTAGGTGTCATAGTATAATCAGAGACTACACCACCATAGTCATCATCTAAAACTACAGCCACCTTATAATCAGGTCTCTCTCTTATCCAGTCATTACAGGCTAACCTACCTATACAAGCTCCACTCTCTATATTAGTTCCACAGAAATCTATTCTCTTTTTCACTTCGGCATCATCATATATTACAGCCTTATCTCCATAGCTCTCAGCAATATCATCACCTAAACTAGCAGGTATCATCACATAATAATCATCAAAGTTATTCCTATCCAAGTATCTGGTAGTCTTATTAGCCCCAGCCCTTTGAATAGTCATAACCAGTATAGCTATATCATCATTCTTCATCAAAGCTCTCCCTAAAATCACACATACCCTTTTCATAAGCCTCTTTAGGTATCACTATCACCAGCCCCAATCTCTTCATCAGTTCTTGGGTATCTTTATCGGCCTTAGCATAATAATCAGCAATCTTCTGGAAGTCAAACTCAGCAAAGAATGCAGCACGAGCTCGTAAAATCGGTTCTAAGCCCTTTTCAGGTTTCAACTTAGTAATCATATCATTTAGCTCATCAACCTCGCTCAAATCGGCCAATTCTTCAGCCTCAGGAGCTTTTTCAGCAGGAGTGTAGTATGGTATAGACACATCTAGCAGTTCTTTATAATCTCCACTAGATGCAACCTTCAAAGGCAGTCCCCATTCTTCCAATTTAGTCTTATCCCACTCATTAGCCAGCCTATCATTATCCCAAGCCCCATTAGCTATATTATCTTTAATTACAAACTCCCTCTTTTCTTCATCAGTCCAGCCAGTAACCTTCTTCACCTTCACTTTACTCTTGCCCATAGCCTGTAGAGCTTTATATCGCTGGTTCCCACCAAGTATCACTCCATTCTCATCAACAACAATCTCCCTAACATCTAGCATACTAGGGAACTCTTTTAGGGACTTCTTCAGAATAGCAAAGTCCTTCTTAGATATAGTTCGGGGATTGCTCTTATATTCAGCAATCTCAGACATATCCATCTCAATGGTCTCTATTTTCACATCTTTCACGGCTGTAGCCTCCTTCAAAAGTTAAATTGTTAAGCTTATCTTCATTATATCACAAAAAATAGCTACTTCCTCTTTAGGTATTCTATATCCTTAGCCATAGAAACTAGAGATGTAGCTACTTCTCCAAACTTTCTGCCATATTCATTATGCTCATCTACTTTTTTCTCAAGTCTTTTTATCTTTTCATCTATACTATCTAATCTATCTGCTTGTCGCTGTTCTCGCTGAGCATCTTTTATGTCTCGTTCTCGGTTCCCTTTTTGAACAGCTAAATAAGCCCCAATTATACCTCCTACTGAGGATATAAGAGCTACTATAATCGGTGTCCAGCTTATTACGTTATTTTCCATACTACTATTATATCGCAAGCATAACCAAAAAACCACCCCTCGTAGTTAAAATAGGTGGTTTTTTGAACATATAAGCTCTCAACTTATGTTTTTAAGGAGGATACGCATACACTCATATCCTAAGGTCATACACATAGTGGGGTTATCTAGGTGTATCTAATTGCCCCACATCTCTATTCTAGCATACCATAAGCTAAAAGTCAATAGGCTTTCGCTTTAATTTTTCGTGATTTATAAACTCATACATCTCAGCTATCCTATTTTCGGCCTCTTCAGCTCCATAGCAGATAAACTTAGTTATCCCAGCCATATCGTAGATATTCCCCCACCACTTCTGCTTAGCCGAGACGGTAGAGAGGCTTTTCTTAGCTCTTTTCATCTCAATCTTTACTAGCTCATAGCCTCCAACCTCTCCATCTAAGTCCATCACAGGGATATAGACATCATAGTCCCAGTATCCAGCACTCACCCCCATTCTTTTAAGTTTCTTCCCTCGGATTATTGCAGCTTTAGTCTGGCTTTTGCTCTCATTGGGGATATGAGTATGGGGTATCTCATACAGCTCTAGCCAGTTATGAAAGACCTCACACTCAATATCCTCAATGGGGCATTCAATCTTAGCCATCACACTCTCCTAAGATTGGACCATATGGAGATATACCATACTCTTCCATACTTAGATGATACTCACGGATATTATTTATTATCACTTTCTGCAAAAATAGTAAGGTCTCACCAGCTACTTCATTATCTACTACTACTTCTAACTTAATCTTCTTCATTCAGCCTCCTTGCATTCAATGATATTTCTATACCAAGAGAAGAACTGAACACGCCAGCCATATACTTTGCATTTGTAGGTATGGTCTTTTTCTAACTTGCCATATAAATCAGATGAGTTAAACTTACCCTTAATTAAACTATCTCTATTCTCAAAGGTCTCATCTTCGGACCATACTAAGTATTTTGAAGTTTCTTCACTAATAACTCTTTCCTTGTGCTTTACTACAATAGTGATTTCTTGCTCATTTAAGTAGTTACCAATTCCTGAAAATATAAGAACTCCAAGTATTACAATAGATGCAGCAATAAGTGCTGTTACAAAGTTTTTCATTTTCTCCCCCACCTTTTATTTGCAGCCTTCTTAGCTATCTCTTTCCGTCTCTCTTCGTCCATCTTACTAAAACCCTTAGGGACTTTAGCCAGACCACCTCTCCTGCCAGCCTCCTTAAAGCTAACCTTTACCTTCTGGGCAGGAGTTTCAATATAATCAACTTTTATCTTCATCGGCATTCTCCTTTTTAATTTTATCTAATAGTTCTCTAAGACCCTTAATACCATTATCACAATTATTCACTCCAGAACCATAGTATTTAGGGTCGCAGGTGTTATACTTTTTACTCATAGCCAAGCTCCTTCCTAACTCTCTTCCAAGTAGCATATCGCCTATCAGTAGCAGTAGCAGAGGGCTTTATCAGCCCTTCAGCTACCAGTTTTTGCCTAGTTCTACGAATAGTCTCAGGACTTGGCATAACTCTTAGGTTTTGGAGCAAAGTTTTGCTATTGTCCCAGCCACTAGCCTTCCAGACCTCATTTAATAGTAAAGCATCATCATCGGCAACTTTATTATTCTTATAGTAGGCTTTTCTAATTTTAGCTCTTATATTATCAGAGTTAATACCTCCATCAGCACCCATCATCACCCCCTTATACTATCTTCAGCATTTTTGCGTAACCACTCATAGGCTTCAGGGTAACCAGCACATTCTTTACTTAGAGTAAAGCCTTCTCGCTCAAACTCCTCATAGACATCAGCATCATCTCCATAAGTAGAGTAGTCATTATCTAAGGCTACAAACCTTACGAAGGCTACAATCTTGCCATCATCTTTTATTCCCCATTCTACAGGGATATAGTTTATTCTTTTACTTATCATTTTACGCATAATCTTTTTCTCCTTTCTCGTTATTGGTTATGCTTACCCTTCCATTTTATCAGAAGGCTTATGGCTTGTCAATAGCTATTTTTCAAATATAATGCTTTTTAGTTTATCAGGTATGCTATTTATATCCAGCCTATATACTACATACACACCTTTGTTGGTTTCTTTCCTAGTAGCTATAAGGCACATACCATCTTTAGCTATTTCTTTAGCCCCAGCATCAGGGTCATTTAGTAGCGTAGCCCCAACTTTCCTAAGTTCTAAAGCTATCTCATTTTCTTTATCTGTCATATTTCCTCCAGTATTTTCTCAGCTCTATCCAAAGTAGCTAGATACATCATCTCCACAGCTTTAGCATCTTCTACCAAAGCACTTATATCAGTTCTCCTAATCTTTAGTATTTGTAGCTCAAGCTTAGGGATAAGGTCGGTATAGACTACCCAGTATAAGGTCTCAAGGTCATCATTTACCATAAAGTATTTAATCACTTGAGCCTGGTATTCATTAGATGGAAGAGCTATAAAGTCGCTCTGGCCTTCCTTCATTTGCCTTCGCTCCCACCATATCTTTAGCACCTTCTCAGAGGATAAACACTTAATCTCCACAGCCTCCCTAATCTTTCCATCAGAACTCTTAATCACTCTATCAGGGCTAACATAGCTAGAAGGGTCGTAATCACTCGCCCAGACCTTCCCATCATCTAAAATCTTACCAGTCTCCAACTCAAAGGCTTTCGCAGCCTCAGGCTCTAAAATATGGCCTCTCACAGCCCAGCTAAAGGTTAGTCCCTCAGGCATTCTATCCAAGTAGTCATTAGGTGTCATTGGCCTAGCTACTCTCTCAGCCAGCATCACGAAGAACTGGTCTTTTAGAGTTTCATTAGTCCTACCATTCACCTTATACAACTTACCAAATGCACTCCCCCCAGATTTGCCTTTACGATATTCTAACCACTCTTCAGAGTTTTGGTCTAATTCTATAATCTTCATTATTTATCCTTTCTTATGGTTATTTTTTCGTAAATTATAGTTGCCACAGCAATAACAATAGTTATAATCACAAATGCAGATGCCCATATTAAAGACATAATACTAATATCTGACATTATTTTTTCTCCTTTTCTTCTTTTTTAGTAGGCATCTGAGTAAATACCAGCTTACCATTTTTAGTATTCTTAATAGCTAATCCATCTATATCACCATTCTTCTTATAGGTTAGTTTTACTACTACAAACCTATCATTACACCTTCTCTTACCACCAAAGTTAGTGATATTACAATCTTCAGCCTTTACCCAGATAAACGGAGCTGTATAGAGTTCCCTACCAATCCCCCAGTTAAAGCAAGCCCTCTTAAAGCTATCGGAGGCTAAACCCTTCTCAGCCTCAGTATTGCTCTCTGTCCCAGTATCCTCCTTAGATACCCATTCTTTCTTATTCTCATCATAAATAGAGACAATGCAGTTTCGGTTCTCTCTAGTATGCTCCCTCTTCCAGTTCATTGGCCCTACGGTCTCATCTAGGAGGCTCATATCTACCCTAGCATCTTTATATAGGAGGAGGGACAAGCCCTTCTCGCTTATTGTCCCTATCCTACATTCAATCTCATCAGCATACAATTTTCTAAACTTTAGCTCTTTAGTTTCACTCATTCTAGTATTCTCCTCTCATTTGATTATCTAAGTATTCTTCAAAGCCTTCCTCCCCCATAAGGTCTTCGGCATATCTTTTAATAGCACTCATTATTTTTGCTCCTCTCTCCACTCTTCAAAGGTGGGGTTATCAAAGTTACCTAAATCTTCTTGGAGGTCTATAAAGTCCTCATACTCTTCGTAAATCTCATCTAGATGCTCGGCATCTTCACATAGAGCCTCAAACTCATCTCTTTGCCCTAGTAGCCACTTCGCATCATTCAAGTTATTCTTTACATCATATCCAGCATTCTCTAATACTTCTAAAATACTAACACTCATCTTAGAACCCAGCCTCTCTAGCCCACTTATTCAAGTGTCGCTCTAAATCTTCTTGGTCTCTTAGATATTTTTTAAGAGCAGTCCTTTTTCGGCTTTGCTCAAAGTCTATCTGGTTATTTTTCCAGACAGCCCCATCTTTAATCTTCCCGAACCACACAGGAACTCTGGAAGTAAAGTCGTTTTTAATTTTTACATTGATTTTCATAAGGTCTCCTTTCTCGTTATTATTTCCTTATGTCTCTATTCTAGCACAGGCTTATGGCATTGTCAAGCGATTTTACCGAAAAAAGTATTTTTTACAACAAAAAAAGAGGTAGCCTACTGCGAGTGAGGCTACCAAGAGTGGAGTTATTAATGACATTATTTTTGTTTTAAGCAGAGATTATATACTAAGTATATCGTTGAGAAGTCTCTGCCCGTAGAGTTTATTGGGAGGTAATATGTGTATAGGTGATAAACTAGCACCTATACTACCTAAATTGTAGAAGGTGCTAAGGATACTCCTTACACTTACATTATAGCACGAGAGTTCCACGCATAAAAGGCTTTTTCGTATTCCTCATCAGAAGAGTAGTCGGCTCTCTTCGGCCTTATCTTTAATGAGCTAATATCAACTATCGGTTCAGGCTCTTCATTTTTAGGCTCAGCATCAGCCACAGCAGGCTTAGGAGACATACTAAACATTCCCTTCTTAGCTAGATATTCCAGTTTCTTAGGATTATCCAGAACTACATATATCCTTCTCATAGCAGAGTTATTATTCACATACTCAATAAAGACATACTTCATCTCAGCCAGCTTTTTTAAGGCTCTCTGCAGGGTTCGTTCTTCCAGCCCTGTCATCTCACATAGCTTTTCATTACTCTGAAAGCATACCCCCTTCTTAAAGAGGTTCAAATAGCAGTAGAGTATCTTCTCATTACAGCTAAGCTCTTTACTTTGTAGTATTTCAATAGGCATTATTACATAGGTTATGCCCACACCTTCGCCATTCTCGTTCTTCATTTTACCTCCTTTTGGCTTAAGTTTGGCAATTTGATTATACCATAAGCCGTATCAAAGTCAAGCACAATTTTGGCAAGCAAAAGCTCCCTCCAAAGCTTTTGCGTAGCCAAATCTACTATATTCTTCTTTTATATTATTCTATGGGTGACAAAATGACACCCCTCTCCTCTTATGGAGGGGTGACAAATTGACACACCCCCCTGACAAATTGGCACACCCCCATTCGTTATCCACAGAATTATCCACATTTTACAAAATTTGTTCAATGGGATATAATCAAGTAGAGGCTAGAACTCCTTTCTCGTTCTTGGAACTAGCCTCTTTTTTTATGGTGTGGTATAATCAGGATATAAACATAATAAGCGAGAAAGGAATAATATGCTTTTATCAAATATAGAACTCAAACCAGAAAAAATCTTAGTCCAGCCCACTCAAGAGGCATCTTCATCATTCTCCACGGAGACCAAGAAGTATGACCGTAAAGCAGTGGGAGTAATTAAGGGGATACCAAAAAACGGTAGATTGTCAGGATACGATTATAAGATAGGAGATAAAATAATCTTTGATGACAAAGATAGTATAGACTTCACTATAGATGGAGTAGCACTCTCCATAGTAGATGAGTATGATATAGTAGCTAAAATCAAAGGAGATAAATAATGGGCAAGCCAGCATTAAATAGAACCTGTATTACTGGAGAAGAATTAGACAATGGTATAGGTCTCGGAATTAGAACTCTCTATGAAGTAGCTAAGACAGCCTACGGTTGTAAGGGTGGCAATGTGATGATAGAACACCGAGCCACAGCTCCTACCATCAGCCACGATGGTGTGTCCAATCTAGAAGAGTTAGAAGTAGAAGATGCTGTCCAAGATATGGCCATTAAAGTAGTCAAGCAGGCATCTAAAAGAACAAACGAGACAGCAGGAGATGGAACTACCCTCTCGGCTATTTTATCCTGCCATCTATATTGGTGGGCTATGCAGCAAATCAAAGATGGAGCCAGTAGGGTAGAAGTAGCCAAACGAATAGAGGATAATGTCCCTCTTATCCTCCATTGGATAGATGAGATGACTACTAGAAAGCTAACCCCAGAATTATTAAAGGGAGCTTGTATCATCTCGGCAGGAGATGAGGGCTTAGGGGAGCTAATCTATGATGTAGTCTCAGAAGTAGGCGAATATGGAGGGATAAACATAAGTTATGTCGGCAGTTTGGGTGTATCCACCAATATAGTAAAGGGTATGTATATCCCATCAGGATACGAAGATGCCAAGCTCATCAACGACTTAGACGGCAATAGGTCAGTCCTAGAGAACACTCCAGTTATAGTCCTCAGCTCCACTATCACTCGCCAAGATGAGATAATCCCTCTCCTAGAGCATATCAGAACTCATAACTATCAAAAGGCAGTATTCTTCGCAGATATAGCAGGAGATGCCCTTAGGGTATTAGAGTTAAACCGTAACTTTGATGCTTGTGTAGTAAAGCCCCAGAGTAACAGCTACGAGGTTCTTCTAAAAGATGTAGCCCTCTACACAGGAGGCAAAGTCTATTCAGGCAATCCATCAGAGTATAAACTCCAAGAATACGCAGGTATGGCAGAGAGCGTAACTATCACCCAGAGAGAAACTACCATCTTAGGTGGGAAGGGAGACCCCAAAGAGATAAATAAAGTAGTTAAAGACCTCAAAGATAAACTATCTAAAGCAGAGCCTCAGGACAGAGCCTTCTTAGAAGGTCGTATAGCTCGCCTAACAGCGAATGTAGCCACGATATATGTAGGAGGAGCATCAGCAGTAGAGCGAGGGGAAGTAAAGCTCCGTGTAGATGATGCAGTGTGTGCAGCTAAATCGGCCCTAGCAGGTGGAGTAGTCCCTGGAGGTGGAGTTTGTCTCCGAGACATAGCAGACCAGCTAAATATCCCATACCTAAGATGCCCTTATCAAGACCTTCTAGAAAACTCAAACCTCCAGCCAGATAATTTCGCAGAGGGAGTAGGATATAATCTAAAAACTGGGGTAGCTGATAGTATGCTCAATCAGCATATTATAGACCCAGCTATAGTAATCAAAGAGGCAGTAATCAACAGCCATTCCGTAATCTCTAAACTAATAACAACCCAAATGGCTCTAGCCTACGAGGATAGACAATGGACATTCTAATTTTTATAATCAACATAATTATTTTATTATTGTTAATCCCTAATCTCACTTTACTTATACAAATAATGAACGAAGTCTCCAACATCAAAACCGAAAAGCCAGTAGTTCAGGAAGAGGCTAAAGTTACAGACCCATTCACTAAGCCAGCTCCAATCCACTCCAGCACCAATCATATAATAGTCCCTAAGACCCCTACCGAGATAAGAAACCAGAACTATAAGAAAATAAAGGAAGGTATAGAATATGGGGATATTGCTGAACGGTAAATACTACAAGAACATCAAAGATGCTCCATTCAATGCAAAGGCAGTAGTCGGCTCCCAGCTCCAGTCATATAACCTAGAGAGCCAAGCCAAAAAGCACGATATGGACTTAATCCAGCCATATCTCTCAGATGGTAGCCCAAATCCAGAGTTCATCAAATACTACCCAGCAGAGGCTAAAGAATATGGAATGGAGGTATAATATGTGGTGGATATGGTCGCTAATAATCATAATGACAATCGCATTCATAATATCACTATATAAAGGGGGAGAAGGAACACCACAATGAAAAAGTATCATCTAGACCAAAATAATGTAGCTTTTATTCACTGCGTAAATGGAGCTTTCGCAGGCATCTACACAATGCTAGAAGTCGCTAAATCAGGAGGCAAAAAAATCTCTAAAAAGAAACTCTTAGAGGCTATTCAAGATGTTATAGCCCAAACCAATACGGCCATCACCTCAGAGTATATCAGAGGCGAACTTATCAAGAAGGGTGTCTTAGAAAATGGAGATGACACTGGCCTCTGCACCTTTGACCCATCTATAGACAATGAGAACTCAGAGGCAGAAGTCTATACTCAGGAAGAGCTAAAAGAACTTCGCATCAAAGCCAACGAGCCCACCTGGACAAACTCGGTTAAAGGTCGCTAACTGCCGTTTTAAGCCCACTCCAAACAAAAAGACCTATGTTATATCATCATAGGTCATTTTGTTATATCTTAGTTCATATATTCTAGATATTTCCCAGAGGTAAATACACTCCAAGCGTTATATCCTTGTCCAGCCCAGATTATATGAGCACACTCATAGTAGTCTCCAGTTTCGCACCATTCTCGGCCTGGGAGGATACGAACCTGTAAAGCTCCCACAGAATATCCATAAGTGCGACCATTCTCGGAGTAAGTTATATTCGTATCCCCCACAGCATCAACTCTACAGTGGCTTTCAGCCTCTGATATAGCTACCATAGTGTTAATGTCCCAGTCAGTCCATCTAGATACTTCATATCTGACTACTTCACAAGGCTCTACTGGTTGGACAGGCTCAGCAGAGCCAACTATTTTCCCTCTTCAGCAGTAGTCTCAGCTTTCTCCCCAACCTGTATTTGAACTACATTATTAGGGATAGAGTTCTTAGTCCAAGTCATTCCACATACAGCTCCAGCTCCAAAAGCTAAAATCATACCAATAAGGCAGATAATAAGAGCAGACTTCCTAGCACTCTTCACCTTAGTAGCCACTACATAGTCAGCAAGACCAGCAGGGTCGGACTCAATAATTTTGATGTCCTCTTCAGTTAATAGTTTATATTGTTTTTTATCATTCTTTGCCATAATTTCTCCTTTCTCGTATTTTATTTATGACATTATGAGTATAGCATACCATAAGCCTTTTGTCAATATCAAAAAAGAAAAATCACTATTTTACAGGGGTAGAATATACCATAAGACCTTCTTATATACTCTACTATAGAAGAAAAAGGGAGACCTCAGCCTCCCTTAGAATAGAACTTAGATACAACCTCTTTTTGCCAATCTAACATAGCAGTAGTAGCAGGGCATTTAGCTCTAAAACACCAAGTTAAAACCTCAATCTTCCTATCTAGCCTGTCATCTAATGATATATAACCAGCATCTAGCCAGCTATTTATGGCCTCTACAGCCACTCGGCAATCAGAACCATTTGGAGTAGGAATATCGTGTATTTTAGAGTGTAGCTCTCTATGCAGTGTAGCTTGAGGAATATAAGCTCCACAATATGGATGCTCTCTCAAAATCTTAGCCCAACCACATTTCCAATGTCTTTTCTGGAATAGAATATGGTGGTAATCACAAAAGCTCCCATTCAGCTTAGCTCTACCACTTTTCTTTTTCTTAGCCACATATATCACCCCCCAATCATATCTAAGTCTTAAGGTTCTAGTGTCTAAGCTCTAGCTTTATTATACACCAAAAAAGCCCCATTTCAGGGGCTAATTTGGTTTCTAGGTGGGGCTAAGCTGCGATAATTGGAGCATTAGGAGCTACAAAACCGAACTTGCCAGAGGCAATAGCTACAATCGGAGTAGCATTGACAGCACCAGCCTTAGCAGAGGCAGAGCCACCAGCACTTACGATATTAGCACCAGCACCAAAGGCTACGGTATCGCCTTCCTCAACTTCAGGGCAGGATACAACATAGGCAGTGCCATTGTATTCAGCACCAGTGATAGGGAAGAGACCTAGCACGGCAGAGTTACGAGTAATCTTCACTAGAGTTCCCACTAATTCATTCCCACCAAAGCCAGTAGTAGCTAAGGTAGGAGTAGAAGCACTAGCCTTAAAACCACCCTTAAAGGCAGAGCTAGCAGTGACCGTGAGAGCAGTGCGACCAGCAGTAGCAACAGCAGTTCCTGCAGTCAAGTTCGCAGTAGCTTTCACATAGACATACTCTTTACCATTCTTGTCAGTAACCTTGTAGCCAAGAGGATAGCGAGGAGCATCATCAACTTGGGTAATTGGCCCTTCGGCAAGAATATTTTTGTCAATAGTATAAGCCATAACTTTTCCTTTCTTTTAGTTAATTTTAATAGCTAGCAGTTGTAATACCAGTAATTTTACCTTGACGGCGAGGAGCACGGCAGATATAGTTACCCATTACAATCAAAGCACCAATTTCACCGAATTGGTTAATCGGAGCCATAAAGTCCTTAAGCTGTAAGAACGAAGGCTGTTTAATATCTGCATCTGGACCTTCAGTCTTTTCAGGAACAGAAGAGACTTGCTTGAGGTCTTTAGAGATAAGTCGGCGGAACTCAAGATAGCGTTCATTGAGCCAGAAGAACACACCAGAGGTGCATTTATCATCAGCTACAACAGGACGGCCACGGAACGAGATAGCATTAAAGCCAGCCGCACCCTTAAGTTCTGCAGCAGGGATAGAAGTTCCCATTGGAGTTTTACCAGAGACTTTATTGTATCCAGCAATAGAAGTCGTTTCATAGTTAGCGTGGATTTTCGTGCCTAAGATTTTCTCAAACAAGTCCCAAACAGCTTGAGTAGTAATACCCATAGTCGGAGCCTCATTTGCAGCACCTGCAGCACTCACAGCACTAAACTCAGCACCTACGAGGTCAAGAGTGATAGCACCACCAGTTGCAGCAGTAACATCTGCAGCATTCCCAGCTACTGTCCTAGCTAGACCACCATAGTTAGAGGTCGCAGTTCCATCATCAACGATAAGACCAAGACCTTCAATATCTTTGCCATTACCCATACCATAGAGTAAGTCGCCGATAGCTTGGGTCATAGAGATTTTAGCCTCATCTAGTCTATCAGTTAAGAGGGAGATAACTTGCTTATCGCTGGTCCCATTCACAGCTTTTTCAATGCCTGGGATAACAACACTCTGCTCATAAGCCTTCACATACCAAGTGAGGGAGCGAGTATTATTCGTGGTAGAAGTATCAAATTGGTCAAGACCATCAAACGAACCACCAGTATTGGAGTTAGCAATACGGATAGGTTGTTTCATATTGACACCCTTCCAGTTTTTCACATTGCTCATTACACGAGCAGTGAGAATGTTGGAGTTATTCACAGCATCTACAATGGTAGGCATAATATCATTGTAGGTGATAGCGGTAACTCTTTCACTAAATACTGCCATAGTATTCCTTTCTTATTATTTTATATAACAAAAGGCACTCCCAACGACTAGGGTGTGCCTGATACTTCCATCTTATCGCAATTATTTTATATTGTCAAGCTTTTTATCATTTTGAGAGCTAGCACCAGCTACTATACCTCCTAGCCCAAACAGCCCAGCTAGGATACTATATAAATACTTGGTATTAAACCTGTCTTTCCCCTTAATCAAGTTCCTAAGAACACTACCCATAGCCTCATTATAGTCCTCTTTGGGGTTATATCTCCCCAGAACCTCTAGCCCAGCATCTTTGAGGGCTTTCTCCACTCTAGGGTTATCATAGCCTTCAGGGAGGATAACACCACCAAACTCTCTCAGAGGGACTGCCCTCTTAGACTTAGCCTCAAAGTAAGCAGTAGGTAAGTTCTCGGCTTTCTTCTTAAGGTTAGATACTACTTCTCTACCTTCATCAGTCCAGATACCGTATGGGTCTCCTTCCCAAGCTGGACCTCCAGCCATAGCATTTTGAAGTTCCTCTCCAATATAGTCCCCATACATAAATTGGTTCTCTTCAGGGTGTTTCTCCATATACTTATCTAGGAACTTCTTTATACCACCATAGACATCACTATTCCATTCATCAAAAATCTCATTCAGCTCATCTTGGGCTTTTATTAAGTCAGAGTTCTTTATAGCATCTAGAGGGGTCTTAAACTTTTTAGACTGAGTTGCAGCCATACTCCCTGGGGAAAACCAGTTACTCTCCGTGCTTATATCACCACTCCTATTCATATACTTAGAGATATTAGCAGGGCTAGCTATTTGCCTTGTCCCTTGTATATAAGGAACTCCCTCTTTATTAGTCTCTATCATAGGCTTTCTA